GCCAATGAATGACGAAACGCCTAATGACGGTGGTAACCCTTTTGACACTAATTTTGATGCCGGTGTTGATGCCAATGAGGAAACTGACCCAAAGAAATACATACAACAATTAACGGGTAAATTAAGTCAGTCACTTCGTTCATATAATGAAAATCTCCCACAACCAGACGCTGACCTTGACAAATATGTTGCAGGCATGATAGTCAAACAGGCAATAGAAGGTCTTTCGCCTGAAGATACCAACGACATTTTGAATAAAATAAAGGGTGATGAATCGGAAGAAACACCGGAACAGTCATCACAAGAAGAAATTCCACAGGAACAGCCAATGGATAATGCGATGCCGGACGAAGGTGGAATAGACATGGGTGAAAGTGTTGTTAAGGAAAACAAAACTAAAATAGATGAGATTTTCAATCAGGTTATGCAGAATAAGGATGAAGATGACCAAATGCAGAAACCTATAACAAACATAAGTTATAAGAAAAAACCTTTTACATCACCTAACTTTAAATAAAAAGCAAATGCCTCCAATATACATGGGGGCGTTTTTAATAATATCAAACGACTATTTATTATTATAATTGCATAACTATGAGAAAAGTTAAAATAACAGAAGAACAAAGGCAGTATGCTTTAAGTGAAGGTATAGTACTTAATGCCGATGTCGACGCTGCCGGTGGCGATGTTAAAAAAGCGGTTGATACAACAAAGCAACAGGCACAGAAATCAGGTGTTGATGTTAAAAAGGCAACAATTCAGATACCGCCTTCGAATGAAAGTAAAGTCATTACCAAGAAACAGATTATGGAAAATAGATTAAACGAATTTAAGAAAAATTCAGACTATTATTCTTTGAGCGAATTTCTGAAACGTATCGGTAATAAGAAAATAAATGAAAGTGGTCTTACCAACACACAGATTAGAAACATTACGGGTATTACAGATGATGATGAATTGAATGCCGCTGCTGAAACAGAAGAAAAAGAACAACTTGAAAGCAATATTTGGAATGCAATTGCCCAAATGGCCGGTGGAAACCCAAGAAAGACATCGTTCGATTTCGGACAATTGGCCGAAATGCTTAAAACACGGTTTAATATGAAATATATTGGAACTGATGAGAATCAAGAATGCCATACATTTACCGACGGTGTTAATAAACTTGACATTTTCCCATCAACATACTATCCTAAACAAAGAACAATAACACTTTATAATATGAGCGTATATTAATATGTTAGAACTGCCAAAGTACATACTTAAGTCATTGGAAAACAACAAGACATCACTTGGTGAGCATCCTTCTTTTCCACCGGATGAAGAAGAGAAATTCATCGTAAATGCTGTTGCAAACAAGTTCACTGATATAACAAACAATTTGGAAATAACTGACATTGAGCAACTTAAATCGGAATTAGGAAAACTTGTCACGTTATGTAAGAAAATTGAATCCAAGAATGTTCATGCATTGGAAGAATTATGCACTACAATAGTTACTGAACTTTTCAGTATTCCGGAGGATACCATCCAACTTAACGTGAAAATCGTAGATGAAGTGAATGATGACAACCAAAGGTTTCTACCAGAGAAAACAACGGATTTCAGTTTTGACAGTATCAGTGATATGAACTATCTCAGTGGTGAGATATATAAAAGACGTATGCTTAATGTACTTGTGACAGGTGCTTCCATGTATTATGCCAATAACATTTCATCTTATATAAGGGAACTGTTTGAAATTGATGATGAATTGCCATCCTTATACAAGAAAATCATCAAGTATAATGAGATACTGATGTTTTTTGAAAAGGATAAGTTGAAAGAGGATAGTGATACCACTGAAGCAGGTAAAGTCGATGTAACAATGGATATGCCCCAGAATATGGTTAAGATTGATGCGGAAGGCATAATTTTTCCTGTTTTGCTCAATGAAACAATAAAAGGTATATTGGAACTTGCAATTGCTCACGGTTTACCGGAAAATAGGGAAAAGGCTGAATATGTCATTAAAAAATCAGATTTCAAGTTAGCCGAACTTTGGGATATGAGACTCGGTTCTGCCTTGTGGAATATCATAGCATCACAGATTGATAATATGGATGTGGTAGAACCTAATTTCTTCTTAATGACATTGGCGGAATTGCCGTCATATAAATTCAATGATTGTCTTAGGGAAATATTCGGAAGAACAAAGAGAGGTGAGAGAATACTCAAGAATATCATATCTAAAATAGAATCAGAGAAAGACAAGGATGAGTTCAACGACTTCATACAGCAAAGTAATGATGGTGTTGAAATTGAAGACGGATACTATACAAGTGAGGAATTGATTGCCGATTGTGTTAATGAATCAGTCGGATTAGAGGAAAAGAAACATAAATTACGGAAAAATGATAAGGGTGAAACCGTTCCGGAAAAATGTGATAAATGCGGTTCAAAGATAGGTGTTTTCATACAAGGTGAACCTATTTTTAAATGTACTAACAAAAAATGCGGTAAGTATTTTGGTGTTTTACCATTTAACGGTTAAATATAAAAGTCACTGATTTACAGTGGCTTTTTTGTTTTAGATATATAACTTTTGATTTTTTGCTCCTATTTATATAATTTTAATAAAAAGAGCATGAGTAAACAAAGTGAATATATAAAATGCTATCAAGATAAATCGAGGATTTACTTTATCGAAAATTATCTTTACACATTCAACGCTATGGAACGTAGTGAAGTACCGTTCTTATTATTCCCAAGACAAAAGGAGTATTTAAGGGCGTGTGCGGAGGATAATGAAGTTGTAACAGTAAAATGCCGTCAGTCAGGTATTTCCACTGTTTCTGCTGCATACATTTGCGGTCAATGTGTATTTGCCAATAAGAAGTCACCGGAAACCATTCTATGTATAGCAAATAAACTTGACCAAGCAATTGAATTGACGAATAAGATTGTTAATTTTCTTGACCAAGTACCAAGATGGATGTGGGGCAGTGACTATTATTCACCTGACCCGGATAGTTCTAAAAATACAAAATCGATTTATATAAAAAGAAATAAAAACTACATTGAACTTTTTAACGGCTGTAAAATTTACGCCCGTGCATCCGGTCCTCACTCAGCTCGTGGTGTCAGTAGTACGACTATACTTTGTCTTGACGAGGCAGCGTTCTTGGCTGATTCTGTTGCGGCATATACGAGTGCCAGAGCATCTCAGTCAGCGGTTGAGAATCCGAAATGCCTGATGATTTCCACACCTAACGGTAAAGACCCATTATATTATAAAACTTATTCACAAGCATTAAGAGGTGAGAATAATTTCAGAATTGTTGAATTTAAGTTCTATCAAGACCCTCGTTATAACCGATATCTTAAATGGTATAAGAAAGACGAAAAAACCGGAGAGATTCTATGGGATGAAGACCCTGTAATAGATAAGAAAGGCAACATTGAATATAACGAAGAAAGGTGGAGGAATCTTGAAAAGAACGGATGGACACCGACTTCACCTTGGTTCGAGGATATGTGTAAATCGTTCAATAATGACGAACAGATGATTGCACAAGAGTTGCTTGTTTCGTTCCTAGGTTCTTCGGATAACGTTGTACCACCGGAAGTCATTGAAATGCATCAGAATGAAAATGTTATCCAAATAACCCCGGATTGGCCGTTAAGAGACCAACTTATCGCAGAAACATGGATATGGCAAGACCCGATTCCGGGACACCGTTACATCGTATCAGTAGACCCTTCATCCGGTAGTGGAGAAGATAGAACCGCAATTGAAGTGATTGATGTGGATGCCATCGATGAGAATGGAACACCGTTCTTTGACCAAGTACTTGAATATAACGGAAAAATCAACGGTGAGGAAATAGCCGGTTTGGTTGATAGATATGGTCATATATATAATGATGCGTTGGTAGTCGTTGAAGCCATCGGAGGATATGGCGATGCCGTTATCTTGACCTTGATGAACCTAGGTTATCCCAATTTATACTATGATGAAAATGCGTTGAAGAACTATACATTGAAAGTAACCGCTTCCAAGTTCAATAAAAAGGCGGGTGAGGCATTGCCAGGTTTCAGAAGTAACGGTTTACGTATTCAGATGATTTCGAACTTTGTTGAAATGCTTAAAAACAATTCATTCAGAGTTAGAAGTACACGTGTTATCAGCGAATTGGAAACTTGGGTGTTCAAGAACGGAAGACCGGACCACCAAGACGGAAGCCATGATGATTCACTTACATGCCTTGCTATGGGATTGTTCATTGCCGTATTCTATATGTTACGTAATGAAAAGGCTAAACAAAAGGACACGCAAATTGTTAAGTCATGGTATGTCAATAACGGTAACAATTCGGATTACAGAAGTGGTAAACTTGAAGACAAGGTTGTAATGTCATCGCCAAAGAAAATGCCGTTCTACAGTAATGTGCAAATGGCTAAGAAAGAAAAGGCAAGATTTAATGCAATGCTTTTGCTCGGTGGCTTCGGAAGGAAGAAACATTGAAAAACATTGGATAGATACTTATATTTATATTAAATAGGATTGTATACAATGCCAACAAAACCAACGATATTTCAAAAATTGACAAATATATTGTCAAATAGCAATGACATACAGACGGCCGTCAAAAAGGTAAATTCATATGGCCTTGATGACTCTGATATCCTTTTTAGAACTAAGAACAAGGATGAGTATGACAGTAAACTTAAGCAGCTAAGACAAGGCCATCTTCTTGCAAAGCAGTGGAAAAAAGCAACTTATGAATTAACGAATAAATCACTTGCCGGTCTAAACGAGGTAAAAATGATGTATCGGGATGCTGACTTGATGGATTTATTTCCGGAAATCGGTACAGCACTTGATATAGTTTCAGAGGAAGCATGCTTTATCAAGAAAGATGCCTTTATGGTTAATGTCACGTCTAAATCAGAACGTGTAAAGTCGATTATACAAGACTTACTTGTGAATAGGCTTCAGATTAATGTAATGCTTCCTATGATTTGCCGAAGCATGTGTAAGTATGGCAACACGTTTATGCTGCTTGACATTAACGATGAAAACGGTGTCGTTAACTGGAAACAGTTACCGGTTTATGAAATCGAGAGATATGAAAACGGTATGGAAAATCCATATGCCGGTGCTTATGTTAATCTCAATAATATTAACTTGAACCAAACAGATTCAACAAAATTCGTGTGGGTTGGCCAATCTGAATTTATACCATATAGGAATTGGCAGATAGCGCATTTCAGATTACTTTACGATTCATTACTATTGCCGTATGGTGTATCATATCTTAATAAGGCAAGGCGACACTGGCGCATGCTTTCAATGATGGAGGATATGATGCTGATTTATCGTCTTGAACGTTCAATTGAAAGGCGTGTGTTTAAGGTAAACGTTGGTAATATAGATGAGGATGATGTTCCTGCATATGTAGAGGACATTGCAAATAATTTCAAGAGGACACCAATCATTGACCCAATGACCGGTCAATTGGACTTGAAGAAAAACATCTTGAATGTATCAGAAGATTTCTTCGTTCCGGTGCGTGATGAAAATGCAAACAGCCCTATCGAGACTTTACAAGGTGCTCAGAATATGACAGCGATGGACGATATTAAGTTCGTTCAAAATAAAGTCGTAACGGCATTGAGAGTGCCTAAATCATTCTTGAATTTTGAAGAGGCTACTGGTGATGGTAAAAACTTGTCATTACTTGATGTAAGGTTTACAAGAACGGTGAACCGTATTCAGCAGGCATTACTTATGGAGTTGAATAAGATTTGCATAATTCACCTTTATTTGTTAGGTTTCGAGGACGAACTTACTAATTTCAGCCTTACGATGAATAACCCATCTTCTCAGGCCGAAATGCTTGAATTGGAGAACATGGCAAAGAAGGTGACAACGGCAAAGGATGCAATATCAGATGCCGGTAATGGAATACAACTCATGTCATGGACAAGGGCTTGTAAGGAAATAATGGGATGGTCAGATAAGGAAATCGAAGAGAACTTACAAGAAATAAGACTTGAAAAGGCTCTTGCAGCAGAACTTGAAAAGACGGCACAGATTATCAAACGTACAAGAATATTTGATAAGGTCGATAATATCTATGGTGAGCCGGGTGCTGAATATTCAGCCGGTGCTCCGGGAGAAGACGGAGAAGAAGGCGGAATGTCAGGTGGCGGCGGTGCCGGAGGATTCGGCGGTGGCGCAGTAGGAAGCGAGGACTTCGATTTCGGTGATGAAGAGGGCGAAGAAACCGGTTCAGAAGGTGAAATGGATATGAACACTGCCGCAGATGAAGAAGGTACTGATATGGGCGGTGGTGAAGAAACAGAAGAAACCGAACCTACAACTTCAACAATGGGTGAAACGTATATGAGGAATATGTTGAAGAATATCATTGATGAACAAAGGGAAATGCAGAAAGATATAGTTAGGAAAAGTAAGAAATATAC